TTCGAATTCCCCGACGACCGATGTCGGGCTCTAATCTGCACCACGGTGTCCTTACGACCACCGGCATTCAGTGCAGGCTAACTACATTCGTTCGTAGAGAGCCCGTCTAAAGTCCGGGGATTGTATTTTGCAGTGCAGTGACGCATTCGCGTCAAATACAAAAACCATAAGGAGATGTTGTTATGACTATCAGTAGCCCTCGCTTGCGAACCAGGATGACACTCCCACCTCGTGTGGGAAGCTCCTGGAATTTGGGTCGTTATGACCTAAATTTCTTCGGTACCTGGATTCACTTAGCGGGTTATCCCGAAACAGGGATGCACCCGGCTGGTATTCCAACCACTGAAGATGCTGCCTTCTTGAAAGCAGAGGCCTGTGTGGATGAACTCCACGCAGGACCGCCTTACTTGACAGGGGGTCCGTTTCGCAAGATTAAAGTCGAGAATAGCTACGCCAATGGTGGCATGCAAGGCAACGGTGTGTACGAGTCTGGCTCGACCCAATACTCCTTTTCTGGGGTAGGGTTTGGCCCTATTCGTTACACTGGGGGATATTACAACCCCCAATTTCCGGGTGACCTGATCGACGTTATAAACGTTAAGCAGGCTCTAACCACGGATTACCTCGTCCCTGCAATTGCTAGTCTGGGTGACTCAGCTTGGGATAAAACCAAGCCTAGGATTGAGAACGCCGGTCTCGGCGTGGCGCTTGCGGAGTTGCGAGACGTCCCTAAGATGTTAAGCACTTCTGCTCGAATCTTTGATGGAGCCTGGAAACTCGCTCTTAAGAAGACCAACAGCAAAAAGTTTGCGTCAGGTATCCTTGCCCCTAAAAAGGCAGCCGATCACTTTCTCAACCACAACTTCGGCTGGGTCCCCTTCGTGAAAGACGTTCACGGTTTTATTTCTACCGTGATCGATTCAGATGACATTATCCGTCGAATTTCAGACGGAAATGGCAAATGGCAACGAAGGAGAGCCACCCTTGTAAACGATTATAGGGAGACTAAGATCGCCTCTGGAGACGGCTATATGGTAACACCATATGGCTCGCTCCAAGACGGTCTAATGTCTAGAACCCCAACTTACGAGGTATGGGAGCAGAAAACTACTCTCGCCACTACGGTTGGAAGTTTTACCTACTATCGTCCTGAGTTTGACCCGACGTCCGATGACTACATGTCTTTACTCCGTAAACTCCAACGTCAGTTGGCAATTCACGGTGCGCGGATTTCGCCGTCGAACATTTACAAAGCAACACCCTGGACCTGGTTAATCGATTGGGTATCCAATGCCGGACACTGGGTTAACCTAGTGAACGACATGGCCATCGATGGCATGGTCGCTCGTTATCTGTACCTGCATCACTTCAGCTTGAGGAGGGTAGTCCTTAAACAAGTTCTACCTTTCAAGAGTGGTGGTGATAAAACGCTGGAGTTCTCTCGACTTGTCGAGGTGAAACAGCGAAAAGGTGCAGAAACGCCTTATGGATTCGGCCTGTCTTGGGATAATTTAAGTCCCAAGCAAATTGCGATTCTAGCAGCTCTTGGCGTTACACGATCGTGAACGTTAATCCGCTAGAGTTTTCTCGCGCGTTCCCTAAGTCAAATTGTTTGTACCTGACTAGTACAAGCGATCGGAACGTGATCAACTAGTCCAATAGCTTTGGAGGTCAACCACTTATGTTTTCCGATCCACAATCAATCACCGTCTCAGCTGTGGCCCAATCAATGCCGCGTGTTGAATCGAATGGCAAACAAGCCATTTATCAAAAAGCGGACGAGACGTATAAATTAACGATCTCGCACCAGAAGCCAAAAGGCCGAATTCGGTCAATGGCTCGGGTTGATTTCAGAGCAGTCGTCGCTGATCCGTTGACATCTGCCAACGATTACGAAGTACTGTCTCTGTATGTCGTCGTGGATAGGCCCGAAGTGGGCTTCACGTCGGCACAGGTCGAAGCGCTGAGAGCCGGGTTTTTCGCCTGGCTAGATAGCACCGCAATGGGCAAGATCTACGGTCAGGAATCCTGATCGATAAACCTGCTCATTTGCGATTTTTGTGCTGGGTGACTGGTTGTAAGACTAGCACCTAGTGCTAGTTTAGGGAACAGACGTGGCTTGAAGGCGACCCCCTAGTAAGGAGGCTCCTTGAAAAGCAACGTAAGTGACCATCTGGAGTTCATGGAAGCTGTCTATAAAGACGCTACCATGAAGTGTACCGCTGATGTCTCTGATTTACGTGACCTATCTACAATCAGGTCACGAGTCAAAGAAGAGGGATTGTCGTTTTTAACGATTACCCTGCCCATGTTCTGTAACGACTTCGAAAGAAGTCTTGAACATGGGTTTATCGACACTACAGCCTTCCGAAATTTCAAGAAGGTTGGAGCAATCCCCTCATTTTTGAGAGGTATGCTCTGTCGGATCTTTGACATGGAGACGGGAAGGATTTTCAATGAACAAACCCCAATTTTACATGGAGTCGTTGTCCACGATATTCCTGTGCTTGTTGACACTGTACGGCAGATATGCCTTACTTTCAAGAAGATACAGGTTGACTGTACCCCGCAAAGGGTCCAGAATGCGTTGGACAATTTCATCGAAACTGAGCAAGCTCTTCGAGAGATCTTGCTCCCAGAATCAGCGACTTCCGAGTTTTTGGAAGTTTCTGATGTGCTCTGGCACAATTTGGTTGCTCCTCTGGAGCTATCTGATTGCGTGCCGAAGCACGGACCGGGAGCTACAGCTGAGGGTATTGCGGGAAACCAAAAGTACCTTTGGCGTAATTGGCACCAACGACTGGAAGATTTCTTCCCTTTTCTCGGGAACGCGTACCCACTTGGAGTACCGTCAGAGTCTGGGGAGTTCCAGAATGTAACGTTGATACCAACGGAGTTAGAACGGCCCGTTAGGGTCGTTCCGGTTCCGAAGACTTTGAAGAGTCCCCGTATCATCGCTATTGAGCCCTGCTGCATGCAATTTGTGCAGCAAGGGATTCGAGATGTCCTGTATAAGGCGCTCGGATCGTACTGGCTGTCTAAAGGTCACATTAATTTTCGTGATCAGACAGTTAACCAGAGGCTAGCGATTGAATCGTCGATTTCAGGTCAATTAGCAACGATTGATCTTTCTGATGCCAGTGATCGGGTTCCCCGTGATCTTGCATTGGAGATGTTCCGATCAAATCCTGACATTAGGGACGCGATCGATGCATGTAGATCGACAAGTGCCGAGCTGCCAGATGGCCGCAAGGTCAACTTGGCTAAGTTCGCATCAATGGGTAGTGCTCTTTGTTTTCCGGTCGAGGCGATGTACTTTTACACTATATGTGTAATCGCCCTGCTCCGGGAGCAAAACCTTCCTGCCACACCTGAGAACATCTTTAAAGTGTCTCGGAGTGTGTATGTGTATGGGGACGATATTATTGTCCCTAGCACAAATGCGGTTACTGTTCTCGACCACCTACAGAAGTACAATTGTAAGGTGAACGTCAAAAAGACTTTCTATATCGGAAGATTTAGAGAGTCTTGCGGCGTAGATGCATACGCGGGAGAGCTGGTTACACCAGTGTACCTTCGCCATCTGCGTCCTGAGAACAGGCGACAGCCTGAACGGAT